TGAATATTTTTCAATTTGAAGAAAAAGGTCACGATCTTTTTAGAACTTGGTATGTTGATGGACGACTATATTATCATATACTAATAGATGAAAAGAATCCTAAAGGTGGAATTGTTGAATTAAGGCAAATCGATCCACGTAAGATTCGTAAGATTAAGACAATCAATAAAGAAAAGAACGCCTTAGGTGTAGAGATTGTTAAGTCGATTGAAGAATATTATCTCTACAACGACAAAGGTATAACTGAATCGAGCGTCAATGGAGTAAAGCTTCCACTTGATTCAGTTATATACGTACCTTCCGGTTGGGTTGATAGAAATACCGGAATGGTTCTTTCCTATCTTCACAAAGCGATTAAAGTTGTTAATCAGTTGAAGATGATGGAAGATGCTCTCGTAATATATCGTATTAGTAGAGCACCAGAACGTAGAATTTTTTATGTTGACGTAGGTAACTTGCCGAAAATTAAAGCTGAGCAATACGTCAACGATATAATGAATAAGTTTAGAAACAAGATTGTTTACGATGCAACCACTGGTGAAGTTCGTGACGATCGTAAACATATGTCAATGATGGAAGATTTCTGGATGCCACGTCGTGAAGGCGGTAAAGGCACGGAAATTACAACACTGCCTGGTGGACAAACACTAGGCCAAATCGAAGACATCGAGTATTTTCAGAATAAACTATATCAGTGCTTGAATGTACCAGCTTCACGTCTACAGAAGACTGATGGATTTAATCTAGGTCGTTCATCTGAAATTACTCGTGATGAAATTAAGTTTACTAAATTTATTTCTCGTATTCGTAAGAAATTTACTAATTTATTTTTAGATGCATTAAAGATTCAGTTAGTCGTTAAAGGTATTTGTACTCTCGAAGATTGGGAGATGATTAGGCCTCAGGTACGATTTGATTTCATGCGTGATAATCACTACGCTGAAATAAAAGAAGCTGAATTAATGCAGGGTCGTTTAAATATTCTTCAGATTATCGATCCATTTGTCGGTAAGTACTATTCACCAACCTATGTTAAGAAACATATTCTACGACTAGATGATGAAATGATTGAACAGATGGAAGAAGAAAATGAAGAGTATCGTAATCAGCAACACGCTGAAGAATTAGCTAAGATGAAGTTACAAGGTGATGTACAGAATGAAATCGCTGCAGACGCACCTCAACCTAAAGGAAATTAATTATGTCTAACACACGCGAATTAGTTGATGCGCTTATATCAGGCGATAGTATTGCAATTGAGAATAGTTTCAATACTGTGATGTCGGATAAAGTTTCTCAAGCATTAGATTCTTATCGAATAAATCTTTCTCAGCAAATGTTTGATCAAGAAGAAAGCGAAGAAAACACTGATGATAACTCTGAACAGCCTTAAGACTAAGCTATTTGAAAGCTGTGGTTATCTTGATAGTTTCATCTATCGCGATAGCAGAGTTATTATCAATAAGGATTTGTCTATCTCGATAGATGAAGAAGATATTGAGATAGGTGTAAAGAGTTTGGAAGAAGCGAGAGAATACGCTAAGTCATACATCGATAATAGTAATATACTTAGAGACATAGAAGCTGTAATACCAGAAGAAAAAATAGTAAGTTTAATTAGTAAATATCACGATTCTATTAAGATAACAGATAAGATAGTTGAATCATACTTAGATCTCGCTTCTTCCAACCTATTCACTATCGATCCAGTCTTAATTGAGATTAAGGAAAAGAATAGTACTCTTACAGGAAAGATTGAACATACACTCCTTGATGGAAGTGTTGTCGCTATAGATGAAGATACACAATCTAAATTAAATAGATTGCTGGAAGATAAATATCAAATAGTAGAATACATGCGCGAATCAAAAGAAAATTTCATGCATGTCATTAGAAAAATAAAGGAATAAAAATGGCGATGAGATTTACAACTGTAAGAAATACTAGTCAGGAGACCATCATTCATTTTGATTCTTCTGCAGCTGAAACTGGAACTATTACTATTGCTAATTTAACTGCATCTACAGAAGCACGTAATACCGATGCTCCAATAGTTAATATAGTTCGTTTTGTCAGTACTGGTGAAGATGGTGCTTTACTTAAAGTATTACGTAATAATAAAACTATTATTGCTTGCGCTCCAGAAAATGCACCTTTACTAGATCTAACTTCTATGGGTATTAGTGAAACTCAGGAAAACACATACGACATAGTTGTTGATAACACATCTGCTAAAGCTGTAACAGGTTATATCACACTTCGCAAAGTTAAAGGATGGTCGAGCAAAGTTGAAACAGCAACGTATGGTGCTTACGATGATGAGACACGCGTTGGTGCATCTACAACTTTAAGCGGTTCACCAGATAAGGTATAAACATGAAACTTATTAAAGAAGTTTTCGACACTACTACGTTAGTCGTTGAAAACAAACTAGGCAAGGGTAAAGAATATTTTATTGAAGGTATTTTTCTTCAATCAGAAATTAAGAACCGCAACGGTCGCATGTATCCAGAAAATGTTATGGATAAAGAAGTTGGTCGTTACATGGAACAACTAGTTAAGCAGAATCGCGCTTACGGCGAGTTAGGTCACCCTGATACACCATCCATTAATTTAGATCGCGTTTCACACCTTATCGTAGATCTTCGTAAAGAAGGTACTAATTACGTTGGTAAAGCAAAGATTATGGAAACACCAATGGGTAACATTGCACGTGGTCTTTTAGATGGTGGAGCAAATCTTGGTGTTTCCAGTAGAGCTCTTGGATCTCTTCAGATGAATAAGGAAGGAATACAAGTAGTTCAAGACGATTTCATGCTGTCAACTGCAGCTGATATCGTTGCCGACCCTTCAGCACCAGATGCATTTGTAAGAGGCATCATGGAATCTGTGGAATGGGTTTTCGTCGATGGAAAATTTGAACAAAGACAGATAGAGGAGACAAAGAAGTTAATTCAGAAGACTCCTTCTAAGAGATTAACTGAAGCCTCTATTGCGGCTTTTCAGAATTTTCTGACAAACCTGAAATAATTTATTTAATAAATAATTAAAGAACTCATCCAGTTATAGGAGAACACGATGTCTATCGAACAAAAGATTGCACAACTTCTAGAGGAAGCTCAGAAGTTACAAGCAGAAAGCGTTGAGAGTCTATCAGAAGAAGAACAAGCTCAATATATTAATGAAGCTGTAGATCATGAAAAAATGGCAGATCAGCATGCTCATCACTCTGAAAGACATGAGTTAGAAGCTAGCAATGACGGTCATCCCGATCATGATCATGCTTCAACTGCACATGCAAACGCAGAAGCAGCTCATAAAGAAGCAGCAAAAAAACTAAAAGAACATGGTGCAGATTCAGATCATTATAAGAAAGCAGCCGCCGAAGCAGCTACTGCTACCAGAGATGCTAAAGATGAATCTTCGCATTTAAGATTTAGGAAAGTTGCTAAACCACATCGTTTTGAAGAAGCTTCTTCATACTACACGAAAAAAGAAATGAAAGAAGAAACTATGATTACAGAACAAATGCATACTGTAGAAATAGATCATATGGGTGGTAATGATGAACATGCTAAGAAGCATAATGTTGCCATTCACCATCATGATGAAGACAAGCAGACTGCGCATGCCACTGGAACAAAAGAAAATCTTCGTAAATACTTGGCTAAACATTATGATTCTCATGAAGACGCAAAAGAACATCATCCTGAAGTCTTCAAAGAAGAACATAACATTAGTGTTGATGTTTCTGCAGACGTCGCTGCTCTTATCAATGGTGAAGAACTAACAGAAGAATTTAAAACTAAAGCTGCTACGATTTTTGAAGCAGCTGTAGTAACTCGTGTCAAAGCAGAAATTGCTAAGATCGAGGAACAGTTTGAAACTCAACTTGCAGAACAAGTTGAGCAAATCAAAGAGGGTCTCGTTGAAAAGGTTGATGGATATCTCAACTACGTAGTTGAGCAGTGGATGACAGATAATGAACTTGCCCTTGAAAACGGTATGAAGACTGAGATCATGGAAAGCTTTATCGCTGGCATGAAGAATCTCTTCATGGAACACTACATCGAAGTTCCTGCTGAAAAGTATGACTTAGTTGGTGAACTAGAAGAACAAGCTGAAGTAATGAAGTCTAAGCTTGACGAACAGTTAGCTGCTAATGTTGAACTTTCAAAGCAAGTTAACGAGATGAAACGCACTTCTTCTATTGAAGAATTCTGTGCAGATTTAGCAGATACAGATGCAGAGAAGTTCAAAGGCCTTGCTGAAGAACTTGCATATGAAGATGTTGAATCGTTCAAGACAAAGCTTCAAACCATTAAAGAAAATTATTTTGGTAAGAAGGCTACTCCAAACGTAAGTTCGGTTGTAACCGATGATCCTGTGCAATTAGATGAAGAAGCCAAGACTATCGATCCAGTTATGGCAAAATATCTAGCAGCACTTAAGTAAATTACATCCACAAAGGAAAAAGTAAAATGACTACACGTCCAGATCTATTAAAAAAGTGGGCTCCTATTCTTGAGTCTACCGCAGCTCCAGCATTTAAAGATGACTATCGTAAATCTGTAACTGCACAACTTCTTGAAAATCAAGAGCGTGCAATGCATGAAGGTGCACAAGCTCTTAACGAAGCAATTCCTGCCAACTTTGGTGGTACTGGTATCGCTCTTGGCGGTGCTGGCCAGAATGGCAACATGGCAGGTTACGACCCAGTTCTTATCGCTATGGTTCGTCGCTCTGCTCCACAAATGATCGCTTATGACATTTGCGGTGTTCAGCCAATGACCCAGCCAACTGGTCTTATCTTCGCAATGAAGAGCCGTTATTCAACACAAGGTGGTACAGAAGCTCTATTCAACGAAGCTGATACTGCTTTCTCTGGTACTGGAACCCACTCTGCTACTCTTGATGGTTCTACACTAGGTTCACAAACAGCTGGTACCGGTATCACCACAGCCAATGCTGAAGGATTAGGTGACACTGTTGCATTCGGTCAAATGGCATTCAGTATCGAAAAGACAACTGTTACTGCTAAGACACGTGCTCTACGTGCTGAGTATACAGTTGAGCTTGCACAAGACCTTAAAGCAGTTCATGGTCTTGACGCTGAAGGCGAACTAAGCAACATTCTTTCAAGCGAGATCCTTAACGAGATCAACCGTGAAGTTGTTCGCACAGTTTAT